TGCGCCGCAGAACGTCCTCTTCGTCGCGGCGGTACTGCTTGATCTTGTCGTCTACCTTGCGCTTGGTGTCCTTTTTCTCGTCCTCAATGTCGTCCTTCACCTTCTCGCCAATGCGCTGTAGCGAGAGATTCGCGTCCGCTACAAAGTCCTCGTATTGTTGGGTGCGGTCGCGGAGGTTGTCCGCGAGATCATCCAACTCCTCGGCCAGTTGCCGCGCGTGGTCGCGCCGGATATCGGCGATCCGGTCAGCTACTTCGAGGGCATATTCCGCATACGCCTGCTCCTTTTCTTGGACGCCACGACGCACCTCGGCAATTTCTTCGTCGGCCTGGACGCGGTGAACCTCGCGGAGTGTTGAAATCTGCCGTTCAACGTCAGCGGCGTAGTCCTCGTACTCCTTTCGCTTCTCGGCCAGCGCTTTCGCTAGGTCGGCTTCCTGCTCTGCCAGTTGCTCGGCGTGGTTGCGACGAAGATTCTCAAGTTGTTTGGTCGCGTCCACCTGATACTTCTCCCACTCCGCGGTACGCGCGTCCAGGCTGCGCTTGAGGCCTTCCTCTTCTTCTTTGAGTCGCTGGTTATGCGCGCGCCGATCCGTGCCAAATATGATGTCGGTCAGACCGCTGGCGAACATACTGATGGCGCCCTGCTTGAGGTCGGTTAGAAACTGCTGCCAGATGGTTTTCTGTTTGTTGACGCTAGCCTGCGTTTTGTCGCTTAACCTCTCAAGCGCGCGCTCCATTTCTCCTGTGGCTTCGCCCATGGCCTTCTTGTACGCGATGATGGCTTCCTGCATCTTAATCCACGCCTGCTTCATTTCGTCGGCAGACGATACTCCGGCATCGGCCAGCGTCTCGTAATCCGCAATGGCTTTATCCATCGCCGATTTAAGATCCCTGGTCAAGACAATGCCCTGCCGCCGCAGCGCCGCCGTAACCTCGTCTATTGGCGTCCTGCTGTCACCGAACGCCTCCGTCAGAAGTTTTGATGCGTCAGTCGTGAATATGAACGTATCACCAAGGCCCTTCAGTATTCTGCCGTATGCTTCTGCTTCGACCTTGGCGAAGTCGATAGATTCAGCGTGACGCTTCCACTCTGGATGCAGGGCCTGAATGATGGTCTTGACCTTCTCCTGTGCGCGATCCACGTCCGCTAGGCTCGCCGCGTTCAGTTGATAGGCCCGCTGTACGTCGCGCAGTTCCGCCTCGGCCATGTCAAGCGACTTGTTGAGCGCGCGGACGGCCTTGTCGTGATCGGAGTATTCCCCGGCGGCCGCCTTTACTGATTTGCCGTGTGTTTCCGTTGAAGTGGTGAGCCGTTTAGTGGCCTCGTCCTGCAGACTGAGACTACCACGCAGTTTTTGCGATGCCGCCAACGCCTCCAATGCAGCTTGGCTCACCTGCGTTTGTGCTTTCGCGTGTTCCTGGAGTTTTTGGACACTACTTTCAACGGCCTTATCCATCTGCGGAAAGCGATTCCGCAACGCATTTATGGCGTCAGCTATGTCCCTTACTACTTCGCTGAAAAGCGCCAACGGGCCGAGTACTAATACCTTCCAATCCAAATTCTTCAACGACAACCTTAGCGTGCCCCATACCTTCTCGAACAATGTTAACTCTGCTGTGGCAGCCTGGACCGACTGATTCACCTTTCCGAACGCCGGTATAATCCCCTCTAGAGATACCATCAGTTCTCGCAGGCTGCTGGCAGATTCTCTTGCCTCCAAAATGAGGGTTGTTCCGATCAATACGGCAAGTCCGATTAGTCCACCGTACAACAGTTGAGCCTTTCCGGCTACTGATGTGAAGTGCTCCGCCAACTCGGACAACATCCCGCGCATTTGGATAACACCAGCCGACACGCTAGCAAACGCTCTGAACATCTGTCCCATTACTAAAAGCATTGGGCCTGCTGCGGCGGCAAGACCCACGACACCGAGCGCCACGTTTTGAATAGGCGCCGACAGCTTACTGAACCACTCAACAGCGGGGATGATTGCTTTGTTAACTATTTCCGTCAGCCCGGTTAACGCACGATTGACCACCGGCAGCAGTGCCGTGCCAATGGCGATCCCGGCAGTCTCAACGCTGCCCTTGAATTGCTCCATTGCAAACCTGAATCCGGTGTTGATCGTCTTGGCCATCTTGTCGGCCGCACCGCCTGATGTTTCTAGCTTCGCTTGAAACGCGTCAAGGGCTGGCCCGCCAGTGTTGATTAACACTTGAGCGGACGTAGCAGCTTCTCGCCCAAAAATTTCAAAAAGGATTCTTTGCTTGTCTGCCTCGCTCCCGAACTCTCCCAGTTTGACTTTAAAGCGTTCCATGATGTCGGACAGTGGAAGAATTGTCCCGGCACTGTCCGAAATACTCACCCCGAGCAGGTCCAGGTATTTCTGTGCGTCTTTGCTCGGTGACACTAGCGATCCAATAACTCCGCGCAAACCTGTACCAGCACGCTCTCCGCGAACACCGGCAGCATCAAGCGCAACGATTGCGGCCACCGTTTCTTCTAACGATTGCCCCGCACCTTTGGCGATTGGGCCAACATAAGTCAGGGTCAAGCCCATCTCGCCTAGTGATGCTTTGGCTTCAGCCGCCGCAACCGCCAACACGTCGGCTACCTTGCCGGACTGCCCAGCGGCAAGCCCAAACTGCCCTAGAATGTCGCTGGTTATCTTAGCCGCTTCCCCTACCTGCATCTGGCCAGCCGCCGCCAACGCAAGTGTACCTGGCATCGCCGCATAAATTTGGTCCGCGGTTTGGCCAGCAGCAGCAAACACGACCATAGCGTCCGCAGCCTGCTGAGCGGAGAACTGTGTATCCTTACCAAGCTGTAACGCCTGCTGGCGCAATCGTTCAAGCGCCGGGCCGGTGATGTCTCCGAACGCTTTGATCTTGTTCATGGACAATTCAAAATCACCGGCAACCTTGACTGCCGCTATCGCGAGTCCAGCTAGGGGCAATGTGATCGCGGCGGACAGGGTTGATCCAATGCCGGTGAGTTTGTCGCCAAACCGGTCAAATCCTGCCACGGCCTTGTCCGCGTCGCGCAGCGCCTTGTTCAGGGACTTCGACACATCTTCCATCCCTGATTCGAAGCCGTCGATCTTGGCTCCGACCGTGACCAGTAAGCTGCCGAGGTTAGCCATTGTTGTGCGGAGGTTCCTTACGATTCCACACCGCCTGTGCGATGCGGAAACTGAGACTCATTTCAGCGGGCGTCATCCAGCGGCGTTCCATCACGCCGTCCTCTTCATCGTCCGGGAAGATATCCTTCCATGTCAGCGGCTTCCGACCATGCTTTCGTCCAGAGAAGGCTCCAGCTGCGTTGATGACGGTAGAGGTGAGGGTTCCGAAGCGGATGTTCCACTCTCGCCGCTCTCTTCGGTAGTGATCGATGCGGGCGAAGATTTCACATTCGAGGTGTCCGTCCCAGAACTCTCGACGATCAATTCCGAGACGTTGCGCGCAGAAGGCGAAGAGGTCAACCCAGTCAGTTTCTCTATCGCCGCCCTTTGCGCTTGATCGAGCAACATCTCGATGTCTTTTTTTGAGGCCTTGCCCTGGCTCATAGCGCTCATGACGGCAGTGAGATACTGACGCCCGGAGTCACCAGGAAATTGCTCCTCAAACTCCGGGATCGACTCTGGAATACCGGCGAGCAACTTAGACTTGTCGTCCCAAAGCAAGGCGTGCAGAAGGCCCGGTATGCCACCATCGCCGACCTTGGCGAGAACGTCGGCGATGTCCATACCGAAGTACTGAGAAATGCGGCGGCGCGCCCCAAGGGTGAAGCGCAATTCGCGCTCCACCCCATCAGGGCACACCACACTGACAGGCACAGGTGCGTTCATGGCGCGCCTCCTTTAGCCGATCACCGATGCGTACGGCGCGTACCGGACAAAACTCGTGCCGTCGAACACGACGTTTACTTCCAGAGTTTGCGGATCGGCCATCTCCGAGGTCGGCGAGAAGCTGAACACGCGTCCCTGGAACTCGTAGGCCTCGAACAGCGTTGTGGCAAGATCCGTGTCTGCCGGAATCTCGATCCTCCACCAGAGCTGCGTCTGGCTGGCCAGGTACGCGAAGAGCGAGTTTTGATTCGGTGACGTAGCGGTGTACGCATCCCGCAACATCTTGACCGTCATGTCCTGGACACCCTGGAGGCCGCCGATGTTCCGCTTCAATCGATTCGCGGCGTGGACGGTTGTGTCGAGTTTGTCGGATTCCAGGGTCGGGATGCTTGCCTCCATCACCTGTTCCAGTTTTTTCCACGTCTGCGGGGATCCGGTCGCATAGCCGACTTTGACCCCCATCCCAATCAGTCCACCTTGTGCCATTGTGGTTTTTCTCCTTCCGGCATCTCGCCGGTAGTTTTAGTGGGTGGCCCGGTTGCTCCAAGGAGCACCGCCGGGCCGGGCGGTTTATGCGGGGCGTCTCACGACGGCCCGCAGAACGCGATTGAGCAACCGAACGAACAGCGACGGGATCGGCTGCTGAATAGAGATTGACGGTTCAATGGAATCTTCTTCCGGCGCCCCCCGGAAAGTGTGTTGCGTTGGACCCATGCAAAGGTAAACCGCCTCGCGAATTTCAACGGAGCGCGAGGCGCAGGCTGGACATGTTTTCATTGCAGTGACTCGAAAACGTTGAACTCGACGGCGATGTGGTGAACGCGCGTCTCGTCATCGTATGGCAGTGTGCGGTCGTTCTGCCAGAAGGAGACTACGCGATCCGCGCGGTAATTTCCAAGCGCATTCCTGACGGCGACGGCCACCGCGCGCGCCGACGAATGCGAATCGGCGTAGCAGGATACCTGATAGAAGTCCCACCTGCGAAGATCCCGCAGGCCGCCGTGGGTGTAGATCGGATCGACACCTACCGGGAAGTGGACGATGTACGGGCGCGTGAGGTTCTGATGGCCGCCTGGAACCTTGATGCGCGCCGCGGGCACCAATGCCGTCACCGCGGCGACCCCGCTCAGCACGGAGTAGATTTTCTCTTCGATGTTCACGTGGACTCAGCGCCCGAGGGCTTGTGCGATGACTTTCTGGAATCCCTCAACGATGATCTTCGCCATTGCGCCCCTGGTGGAAGTGATCGCCGGGCGAAAGAACGGATGCGCCTGCGCGCCGTGCCTGCCGTACTCGACGATCTGCGCGTACGGAGCTCCGCGTTCTCCGTGACGCAAAACGCCAGCAAGTACATTCGGTTTTTCGATGGCCTTCTTCGTCGCAAAGACTGCGTCCCGTAGTCGTCCCGTGCGCACCGGAACGAGTTGCTTGGCGCGGTCGCGCAGTACCAAGGCGGCCTTAAGAAATTCTTCCTTCAACCGTATGCCCGCGCTGCGGTCGGTGTACTTCAGAATCCGTTCGATGTTGTCGTACATCACGTCGACGCCGTCGATCTTCATGCTCTTGCCCGCACGACGGAGAGATGCGCGTGTGATTGCTGCTCGGGGCATGGGCTTTCGGGGTGTGGTTTAGGCGACGTGATCTTTGCAAATCATCGTCAAATGATGGTGCCGATTCTCCGGCACGTCCTGGATGTCGAGGATGTCGAGTGTCTGGTCGCCCCAGGTGATGTACATCTGTCGGGTAAACGTGACGCCTGGTTGGTGGCGGATTGTCACTTTGTACCTCGCGTCGGCCCAGCGCTGGGAGACCTGGAAGAACTCTTTTCCGCTGAGCGTCGCAACCATCGCCCAGAACGGACCGACTTCTCTCTCATCGCCAGC